AGCGCGCCTGCTTGCGATAGATCGCCTGCCACATCCGATCGGTGACCGTCTCCAGCCACATCTTCACCTCATCCATCTCCGCGATGTCGCGATCGGTGAGGGTGACGGAAAACCAGCGCTGGCTCTTGGGCTTCAGCAGCCCATCGATCGCCGTCGCCAGCCCGCGCGCGGCGATGCGCGGCGTGCCGTCATAGATGATGTCGGTTCGCGGCCGACCCTCTCGCCTGGCGCGCGTGAAGTCGGCTTGCGAGGGCAGCAGGATGTCGGAAAGCTGCTGCCAGTACTCCAGCCATGGCATCTTGGCCTGGTCCATGCGCTTCGACATGTCGAGCAGGTCAAGGATCTTGCTCATCAGGCGCCGACCCGCCCAAGCAGCGAGGCGCGGCGCGGCGTGGCGCCGTCGCCGGGCGCACGCCCAAGCGACAGGATCTGATCCTCAATGCCGCGCCGCTTGCGCAACTTGTCGCTCTCCTCCTTCGCGGCTATCTCGCTGTCCGAGACGCGCGGCGTCGGTGGCGTCGCCTTTGGTGCCTGCGGTTTTGGCGTGGAGAAGAGGCCCATGGCGTCACCAGCGGTGAGGGTTGAAATCGGCGACCGTCTGCACGTCGAGCGGCTTCCGGTCAGGGAATAGGCGATTCATCAGCGCCGCATATTCGCGCTCTTCGACCTGGCGCGCGTGCTCTTCCTCGGACGCGGGCGCCACATCAGACGCCGCGATAGGACGAGCAAGTTTCAACGGTAAGCGTGTTCCTTGGCGCACGGCGCGTCATCCCCGGAAACAGATCGGTCAGCGCCCAGATCGCCGCGTCAGCCCTATCGGGCGAGCGGTCCCCCATGTAGCCGGCCGAGGTGAAGGCACAAAGCTGGTCTTCGAGCTCGGGATGCGCGCCGACATGGTGCACCTTGCCCTGATCGTAGAGCGCCGAGATCGGCTCGGCCCGCACCGCCTTGCCGCGCGATGCCGTGACCTCGCGGAAATTGACGTTCAGCCGCTCCTTGCTCGCCGCCGCCCGCACCACCGCGCCGACCATCGCCCCGCCAAAGTTGATTTCCCCGACGAGGCGATCAGCCTGATGGCGATCATAGGCATGGACGGCGATCTTGCCCCAGACCTCGGGCGGAGCCTTTACCGTCAGATCTTCGAGCAGGTACGCCTCGCCGTCGATGCCGAGCCCGACCACGACGATTCCCACATGGTCTGAGCGCTCGTCTTCCTCGCCATGCGTGCCCGACGGATCGACCGCCACAACCACCCGCACCAAGTCGGGATAGTCGAGGACGCGCGTCGCCTCGATGCCCTCATAGGTCCACAGCGCGTTCTCGTTCGCGCTGCCCCATTGGCCTTCGAGGAACCGCAGCCGCGCCCGCGCCCCGAGCGATGCCAGCTCTTGCAGGTATTCGGGCGGCAAGTTCTGCGTGTTGTCGGCCGGGTTGATGCGCATCCACGCATATTGCTCCGGCTCGCTCAGCGGCGCGTAGGGTGGGATCGGCGAGCGCTTCTCGACGAACAGCTTGTGCGTCCAATGCGTCGCGAGCGGCGGGTTCGCGTCGTAGTAGAGCTTGAGCTTCAGGAAGCCTGCCCCGTCGTCGAGCGGAACCCGTTGCGCCAGGCGCGTCCGCACCGTCTCCACCGTCCCCCAGCCCACTTGCGACGCTTCGTTGATGAAGATCGTGGCGTATTCCTGGCCGAGGATTTTTTCCGTCCGCTCCTTATCGTCGAAGCCGCCGAACCAGACCTCGCTCTCGTTCGGCAGGATCGCGCGAAAATCCGTCTTGTCGTAGCGGATGCGGCCGGCCAGCTCCGGGAAGCAGAGCTTCAGCATCTTCGGCCAGGTGTCCGCCCAGACCGACGCCTTGACGTGGTTGAAGACGCGCCGCCCGATCAGGTGCCGCGAGCCCGCCGCCTTCGACGCGCGGACCGCGATCGCCCGGCAGGTGAGGAACGTCTTGCCCGACCGCGAGCCGCCCACGAGGAGGTTGTGCCGGGCACCGCCGCCGAGCATGGCTTGCGCCTCTTGCTGGCGCGGCGTGAGGACGAAGCTCATTTCGGCAGGCACGCATTCCAAAACCCGACCGCGACCACGCGCCCGCCGCCGTCCTTGCAGCGCAGCGCCGCCGCCGTCGAGATCGCCAGATAGGCCAGCAGAATCACCGCGAGCAGCTTATAAATCCTCGTCGCCCTTCACGATCTGGATCTTGATCGGCCCCGTCTGCGCACCAAATCCGGCGGCCGGCCACATGCCCAGATGCTTGCCCAACTTCTCCAGCGCGGCTTGCTTGTCGGAGAGCTTGACCTTCACCCGCTTGACCTCGCGCGCATCCTCGCCGCGCCCGTCCATGTAGCTGTCTGTCGTCACTTCCGAGATCGCGGCGAACTGCAAGCGCGCCAGGCCGGACAGATCGACATAGGTCGCGCCGTCGGCCTCAACGGTCACGTATTCGGCCATGTTGGCGAACGCGATCGCGGCCAGCTCCTCAACGATGCGTTCCACCGTCACCTCGTGGCGGATCAGCGCCGCGCCGGTCAGCGCCTCGATGCGCGCCGCGACCGCCGGCGACCTCAGCACCGTGTGCGCCAAGCGATGGACGGATGCGCCTTTCATGTTCTCTGTCGAGTAGGCCCGGCGATATGCCTCCGAGGCGTTGCCGCACTCGACATAGGCTTGCGCGAACTGCTCCTGTTTGGCCGTCAGTCCGCTAGGATTCTTGACCGCGCCGGCCATGCCTATGCGCCTCCATGATGCTGGCAACAAAAAGCCCCGGGCACGGTTGAGGGTGCCCGGGGCTTTGCGGCGATGCGCGCGCCGCGCGCCTACTTGCGAGGCTCCGCCGGCGGCACCGTGCTAGGCCGCCAGCCTCATCGCCCCGCTTTCGCGAGGTATTTCACGCAGTAATCCAACCTGCATTCATTCATGCGTTAGGCTTACGCTTCCGTCAAGCCGTCACCATGTAGTGACGCCGCAGCCTGTCGCACACCGCCCGCAGCCGCCGGTGAAATTCCGCCCGCAGCGTGCGCTCGCTCGCCTCCGGCCACCACGCCCGCGCCTGCGCATGCCACGAGCAAGGCTCAGCTGCGATCCAGTCGAGGACCGGCCGCAACTCCGGCCCGCAAGAGAGTTGCGCCCGCGCCATGCGGGCAAGGTAGATCGTCGCCGCCTCGATCGGCAGGAGTGGCGAGCCGCCACTGGATTGCACCATGCAGGGATTGTAGTTGACCGCGGCGCCTGGCCCGATGGTCGCGGCCATGTCAGCGTCGCGCTGATAGCGACGCGCCGCCCCGAACTGCGAAGCCCCGATCTGCCCCGCGCGAAACAACAGCTCCAGCGGGGAGACGAGGCGCTGACGGCGAAGCTGTGTCCGCTCGCCGGCCTTGGTGGTGTAGCTCTCCACATGCACTTCGCGCCCAGCCTCGACGGCATGGGCGACGCGTTGCGATGTCGGAAACTCGTATGTGGTGAGAGTGATCGGCGCCGAGCGCTTCCGCCCCGGCCGCCTCGCCGGCTGTTCGATGGCTTCCCCCTACGACTTAAGACGCCCGGCCGCGCGTTCGCGGCGGATGTAGTCCCGCAGGATATAGCGCACAACGTCCTGGAATGAATTCATTTGCGGCTCCCCCTCTTTGGCCAGCCTTTCGCGGATGCGGCCGAGCGTCTCGCATTCCGCCTCCTCCATACGGATATGGAATTGCCCGCGCGGCGCGGCTTTCGGCTTCGTCTTGGCGGAATCTGTCATCATGGCGTGGCCCTGTCTTGATTTGTTCACCCAATTTGATACCAAGATGGTCTGACGCATGCAACAGGAGGTGGACGGAATGAGTAAGGAAACGGCGACAGGGGACGGAACGCTGGAGCACGAACGCGACACGCGCAGCGCGCTGCATCGCCAGGCCGAAGCGTTCTTTGAGAGGTGGAAGCCGGAAAACGGCGAGCATGGCCGCTTTCACGCCGACCTGATGGCGCTGATGAGCGCGATTTACGCCGATGCGGCCAAGCCGATGGAGAAGGCGCTGACGGCCGCGATGTCAATTGCCGGCCAGCAGATCTGGCCCATCAATGTCAGCGTCGATCAGGCGACCAAGCGCGACCCTAAGCCGGGCGATCTTCGCGTGCACCAGACGACTGACGATGCGGGCGTGTGTTTCGTGATCCAGATGGCGCGCGCCGACAAGGACGGCGGCGAACTGCATTGGGCCGCCCCATCAGCGGGCCAGCCGGCGCAGGTCCGGCGCCACTACGCCACCGAGGCCGGCGCCGTCGCCGCGATCCATGACTGCGGCATGTCCAGTCTGCTCTATGAAGGGTAAGGGGCGACGCAAAAGGGGGCCGATTGGCCCCCTTAATTCTCAAGTCGTCGATAAAACGTTGCCACTTATACGGGGAGGGATAGCACCCTCATCCGCTTCAACCCGTCGCACGATACCACTTACTTCACCACGATGGAAGTCGGCTCAGGCTTCGCCCGCCGCGCCGTGCACCAGGGCGCATGATGCCCGATGCGATCACAGACCCCGCAGGCATCGGCGAGCAGGGTATTCCGCAGCGTTGCCTCGCCAATCCCGCCACGCCGCAGCCTCGACAGGATTTCCCGCACGCCGGCGGCAAGGGCCTCATCCGGCCCGGCATTGGGTGCTGGCTGGACCTTGCGCAACAGCGCCGTGATCAGCGCCGCGCTCAGTTCGTCATCCACGCCAGCCTCGATCAGCGCATCCGTCATGGCGCGACCCGGCGATAGAGACGGCGGCCGCGCATGCCACGACGCGGATCAAGCGGCCCATCGTCCTCTCGGCTCTCAATGAGCCCGGCCGCCTCCATGTCATGGGCGAGTAGATAGAAGCGCGTCGCCGAAACCTTGGCGAGGCGTTGCAGTTCCAGACCGCTTTGCCAGCGCAGGTAGGACATCGCCGCATAGATGCGCGACCTCGCCGACGGCCTCGCCCACCACTCCCGCAGTGCATTCAAAATCCGCATCATCATCTCCCCTGGGAAAAACGCCGGATCGTGCGCCATGGCACAGCTCATGTCAACCAATCTGGTATCAATTTGGTTGCGAATTTCGTTTCATCAGGCTAGGGTCTTCTCAGAGCCGGAGAGGAGACCGTGCAATGAAACCGGGCAGCGCCAAGCGCGCGAACAAGCGATATGGACTCATGCTGATCGGATACGGGGCCGTCGCCGTATCCGTCGGCGCCGCATTCATCGAGGGCTGGCGCAACTTCGCCTATGGCTGGCAAGACGGGCCGGTC